CGGTATCATCAAACGGTCTATGTTCAGACTCTGGCCTGCTGGCAAAGCCTTTCCCAAGTTTGAGTACATTGTGCAAAGCTATGACTGCGCATACACGGATAAGACGGTCAACGACCCAACTGCCGCGATTACCTTTGGGGTGTTCAAGCCTTTGGATGGAGCCATGAGCGTGATGGTGATCGACTGCTGGCAAGACCGTCTACAGTACCCAGATTTGCGCCCAAAGGTCAAAGAAGAGTACGAGGTGGTGTTCGGTGAGGGCAAAGACAAGAAACGCGTAGACTTAATCCTGATCGAAGACAAGTCGGCTGGTATCAGTCTTATACAAGACTTACAGAGGGCGCACTTGCCTGTGAGGGCGTATAACCCCGGTCGCGCAGACAAGACCCAACGCCTAAACATTGTCTCCAACATCATTGCCATGGGGCGCGTCTGGATACCTGAAAGCTCAAACAACAAGGGGTACGTAAAGGACTGGGCTGAGGGCATGGTGAGCCAAGTGTGTTCCTTTCCTGAGTCAGCCCACGATGACTTTGTAGACGCCATGACACAAGCGCTGAGGTTCTTGAGGGATACGGGATGGTTAGACATTGATGGACCAAGACCAGACGCATGGGATGAAGACGACTATGTGGATTCAGGTAAGCCCAGAAGGGGGGAGAATCCGTATGCAATGTAAACTAGACCAAAGCTCAAAGCATAGTCATAATAGTGGGAAGTCCCCCCTACGAGGTCATAATGGCTGAACCATCCCCATTAGATTGGCTTAAACAGCAGGCTAATCAACCAACGCCTGAGTTTCACCCTATTGAAACATTGACTCAAAACCTTCAAGGTTTGGCTAATTTGCCGTCAAAAGTTTATGAAGGCGCTAAACAGTTAGTGACTGACCCACAGGCTTACTTCTCGAATATTAAATCTCCAACGCCTGAAGAGATGGCTATGGCATTTAATCCTGCTGGTCTTGAAGCTGGGTTAGGTGGAATTTTTGTTGGCCCCAAATCAGCTAATTGGAACAGTCAGATGGCATCCAAGGCTATGGAATTAGAAAGCCAAGGCGTTCATCCTAAAGAAATTTGGCAACAAACTGGCACTTTTAGAGGTCCAGATCAAAAGCTCAGGCAAGAAATAAATGACCAACCTAGTAGTTTGGACATGAGTAAAGTACCAACTCAGCCAAGCTTACTTCAACTTGCAACACAATATTTAAGAGATAAAGGCATTATTACTAGGCCAACTCAGGATATTGCAAGCGGTGGAATACCAGAAGAAGCCAGAAAAGAAGCTATTGATTTTGCACAAAAAAAATTGTTTACAGCTACTCCTCCAGCAGTAAAGTTGCAAAGTGCATTTGTGCATCCTGAGTTGTATGGCGCTTATCCTGAGTTTCCTCAATTGAATTTATCTAAAGAAACAAGGAATGACATACGAGGGCAGTTCAACCCAAATTTAGACTTGGTTACAACTGGTGGTTCAGAAACACTATTTACTAAGCCTGATGAAGCTAAGTCAACCTTATTACATGAGTTGCAACACGCCATTCAATCCAAAGAAGGATTTGGTAGAGGCGGGAATCCTGATATTGCTCAAGATTTGATTCAGAAAGAATGGTCTAAAGAATTAGAGCCTTATTATGAAGGCAACGCAAAATTCAATGGCGCAATAAGTCTGTTAAAACAAGCTGGTGGAGCACAATATATACACAAATTAGATCAGCTATCTGTTGCGGATAATATTAAGCCATCACAAATATTCAACTTTAGTGATTGGTATAAGTTTGGAAACGAAATCAGAAGTGAACTTGGCAAGATGCCAACTAGACCCGGATTCCAAAGGGATGAGTGGTTGCGTAGAGCCGCGCAAATGATGAAGAGCAATGTTGTCAAAGAGTCTCCTCATTTAGAAGAATATCCAAGTAGCATGAACCCAAATGAAGCCAAAAATGCTTATCAAAGGGCTTCAAGAGCACTTGACAAGGTTAGACCACAAGCTCAAAAGTTTAGTCAAATAAATGCAAAGTATAAAAATTTGAGTGGCATGGAGCCAACCGAACAATATAAAAGACTCTCTGGAGAAGCTGAAGCTAGGGCTACGCAAGCCAGAATGAACATGACGCCAGAGGAAAGGCAAGCCACTTTTCCGCTTGAATCATATGATGTTCCAGTTAATGAACTTATTATGAACAACCGTAAAAAGGGTGGCGCAATAAACAAAGACGCCATGTGGATGGAAGTCCAAGAGAAGAAACTTAAAAGGAAATAACTATGGCTACAGAAATGCCAATTGAGCAAGACTATAACCGATACATTCAGGGTATATCTGAGCCTGATGAGGACGGCGCTGTAACTGTTGACTTAGGCGATGAGGACTTATCTGTTGAAGAGCAGGCCGACGGTTCAGCTATTGTTAACCTTGACAACTTCTCAGCCCCCGACGAAGACGAAGACTTCTACCAAAACTTGGCAGAGGTCTTTGATCCTTATGACTTGAACAAGATTGCCATGCATTACATGGACTTGATTCAGAACGATAAGAAGAGCCGTGAGGAGCGCGATAAGCAGTATGAGGAGGGTTTAAGAAGGACTGGGCTGGGTAAGGACGCACCGGGTGGAGCAAACTTCCTAGGAGCCTCTAAAGTCGTTCACCCTGTCATGGCTGAGGCTTGCGTAGACTTTGCGTCTAGAGCCATTAAAGAGTTGTTCCCACCAGATGGCCCAACTCGCACAAAGATCATTGGTGAAGTTAACGACGACAAGGTCAGAGTGGCCGAGCGTAAGCGCGACTACATGAACTGGCAACTCACCGAGCAGATTGAGGAGTTCCGCGACGAACAAGAGCAGTTACTGACCCAACTTCCTCTTGGCGGCTCCCAATACCTCAAGATGTGGTACGACGAGGACAAGAAGCGTCCTTGTACAGAGTTTGTGCCCATTGATAACATTTACCTGCCTTACGCTTGCGCCAATTTCTATACCGCACAACGAGTGACAGAAGTTAATACGATCACATCATGGGAGTTTGAGCGTCGTGTTAGGGCAGGACTCTATCGTGACATCAACCTTATCCGTGCTTCTGATGAACCCAATCAAACTTTTGCTGAGAAGGCAAACGCCAAGATTGAGGGCAAGAAGTGGGAGAACAACGACGACGGCGTACGCAACGTCTATCACGTTTACACATGGTTAGATCTAGAAGAAGACAAGCGCAGTAAGGGCGAGAATGCGCCTTACATCTTGATGATTGACGAGCTAGATCAAAAGGTTGTTGGCCTGTACCGTAACTGGGAAGAGGGCGACGAGACCATGACCAAGCTTGATTACTTGATTGAATTTAAGTTTATCCCATGGAGGGGAGCTTATGCCATCGGAATGCCTCACCTCATTGGCGGTCTTAGTGCCGCTCTTACTGGTGCTCTTCGGGCCTTATTGGATTCTGCACATATTAACAACTCAGCGACCATGCTCAAGATCAAGGGCGCTAGGATGTCGGGACAGACACAGCAAGTAGAGGTAACGCAAGTTGCGGAGATTGAGGGCGCACCCGGCGTGGATGACGTACGCAAGATTGCCATGCCCATGCCTTTCAACCCCCCATCCGCTGTGCTCATGGAGTTGTTGGGTTGGTTGACTGACGCCGCTAAAGGTGTGGTTTCTACTTCTGAAGAGAAGATTGCAGACGCCACAAACAATATGCCAGTGGGTACGGCTCAAGCTTTGATCGAGCAAGGTGCCCACGTTTACTCTGCTATCCACGCTAGACTGCATGAAAGCCAAGGCCGAGTGCTCAAAGTATTGGCTAGATTGAACCGTTGGTACCTAGATGACCAGCGCAAAGGTGAAGTTGTTGCTGATTTGGACATCCACAGAGAGGATTTCAAGCGCAACACAGACGTTATCCCAGTTTCTGACCCACATATCTTTTCTGAAACACAGAGGATGGCTCAGACTCAAGCTGTAATGTCGCTGATGCAACAGTTTCCTGATCAATTCCAGCAGAAAAAGGTGCTTGAGCGGTTCTTGAAACAGATGAAAGTGCCCCAGATCAACGAATTGATGGTCATGGAGCCTGAAGACAAGATGATTGACTCTTCACAAGAGAACATCTTAATGATGAACGGCGAGCCATCTAAGGCGTATGACGAGCAAGATCACCTTGCCCACATCCAGTCTCACCTAGATTTCTACCAAGATCCCATCTTTGGTGGCGCTAATCCCTTGATCATGCCCCAATTGCTCCAGCCTATGGTCGAACATATCCAAGATCACTTGGGTAAATGGTACCAAGCACGTATGAATGAGTATGTAAACGGAGCATTGAAGCACAAACACTTGGATTATGACGACAAAAAGGTCACACAAGGCATGGATAAGCTCTATGCATTGGCCGCACAGCACGTTAAGAAGGATTCTGAACTGACTTTCCAATACATCATGCCTATTTTCCAGCAGATGATGCAACAAGTTCAGCAATTGAAGCAACAAGCACAGCCTCAAGACCCAGATGCCCAAGCTTTGATCCAAACTTCTATGGCTGAAACACAGCGTAGAGCGGCTAGAGACCAGATGGATGGCCAGATTGAGCAGGCTAAGTTGGCGTCAGATGCTCAGAGAGAGGCCGCAAGACTCAAAGCGGAGATGGACAAGTTTGCGGCAGAGACACAGATGGGTGTGGCCATGAATGCCGAAGATAACTTGACCAGAGAGCGTATCGAATCAGCAAAAATATCCCACAACGCGGATAAATTGCGAAATGAGCAGGTGAAAACTGCATTGGACCTTGAGAACAAGGCTCAATCTTATTTAGGAGGACAAAATGTCTAGTGATGCAGAACAAAAGTCTGTGGACGTCCCACAGCACAAGCGTATTGCTCAGGGCGAAAAGCTCGACGGTACATCTATGCAACCCAAAGGTGGCTCACAAGCTCCCGCCAAAAAACAAGGAGGACTCGCACACGCGATGAACAAAAAGAATAAATGATCACAACTTCACAAATCATCACTGTCATAAAGGCGCGACAAGCTGAAATAGCTTTTTCTCTTGGAGCAGGAAATGCTTCTACATGGGAATCGTACCAAAGAACAGTTGGTGTTTACTTGGGGCTTCAAGAAGTTCTTGATGCCATTAACAATTTGTTAGATAAAGAACAGGAATTAGAGAATGAGCGATAGCACGGTAGCTTTTAACGAAGCTGAGATAAACTGGGCCTTTCCAGTTGTAAATCCCGGAGCAGAGCCATTAGGTGCAAGAATCTTAGTACAACTCAAGCGTACAAAGAAGAAGACCACTGGAGCGGGAATTATTTTGGTTGAAGAGACCAAAGAAACTGAGAAATGGCAAAACATGGTAGCCAAAGTCCTAATGATTGGACCACTGGCATTTAAGAACCGAGACACAATGGCACCTTGGCCCGAAGGCTCATGGTGTTCAGTCGGTGACTATATCCGCGTTCCCAAGTGGGGCGGAGACCGCTGGGAGGTTGCAGTTCCCGGTGAGGACGAACACGAAGACAAAGCTCTTTTTATGATCCTCAATGACCATGAAGTTATTGCCAGAGTAACTGGTGACCCCTTATCTATGGTGGCCTACATATGAACACAGAAGTTAAAGAAAAAGAACCCGATTTCACAATCAAGGAAGAATCTGACGGCTCCGCAGTCATTGACGTACCTGAAGGTATGCTTCCTGAAGATGATGGTGACGACAAAGCAGAAGCAAGTAATGTTCCAGATGACGGTGGGGATGACCATCCTGACGACACTGAGGCCATTCGTGCCGCTAGACGCCAAAAGCGCAAGTATAAGAAAGAAATAGCTAAGGCTACCTCCCATGAGAAGGAAGCGCAGTTAAATCTATTGCGTAAGCAAAACGAACAGTTGATGGAGCGTTTGGCTGTGGTGGAGCGTAAAACTCACTCTGCGGATATTGCGCGTATTGACAAGGCCGTGGAAGACCAAGAACTCCGCCTGCAATACGCCAAGATGAAGATGTCAGAAGCTATGCAAGCCCAAGACGGCGACGCCTTTAACAAGGCTCAAGAGTTAAGGGACGAGGCAATGATGGCCATCCGTGACCTGAAAGGTTACAAACAGGCCGCCATCAAGCCCCAACAAACCAATAACATTCCTGATCCACGAGTTCAGCGCCATGCGGCTGAGTGGATGGAAAGGAACGATTGGTTCGACCCCAACGGTAGAGATACTGACAGCCGTATAGCAAAAGTTATTGATGAAGATTTAGTTAAAGAGGGTTGGAACCCCGCTGACCCCGATTATTGGGATGAGTTGGATAAACGCTTGTCAAAGCGTATAAACCATAGATACAATGACACTATGGACGTAACTCCGTCTGCAAGGAAACCTAGGAGTGTTGTGGGAGGAACTGGTCGCGAGACAGTTAATGGTTCTTCAAACCGATCACAATTCGTACTTCAGCCTGAACAGGTTAGAGCTATGAAAGACGCAGGAATGTGGGATGATCCGGTGAAGAAAGCCAAAATGATCCAGCGATATATTAAAGAATCACGCAACCAATACTAAGGAATCTAGCAAATGGAATCACGTTTAAAAAAATCTTTGAATGCAGGCGGAAGAGAAAATCGAGCAAGTGAGGATCTCTCCAGACTAGCACCAGAAGAAAAGTTCACCCACTCGCAGGAACGTAAGAAAATGTGGAGCGAAGAGTGGACACAGAGTGCTTTACCCAAAGCCCCAACCATTCCCGGTTGGCACGTATGTTGGTTATCGACCACCAATAGTTATGACAGTATAGACAAGCGTATGCGTCTTGGATATGTTCCAGTCAAATCGGAAGAAGTATCTGGATTCGAGGGTTACAAAGTCAAAGCTGGCGAGCATATTGGATTTGTTGCTTGTAATGAAATGCTCTTGTTCAAGATCCCTATGGATATGTATCAAGAGGTTATGTTGCATATGCACCATGACTTGCCTAACGAAGAAGCTGACAAAATCAGAGTCCAAGTTGAGCAAATGCAAGGCGCACAAGACAGTTCAGGTCGCAATTTGACTGACATCGAAGGTGATGGGTTGAGACAGTTAAGCAAAAAGAATGTGCCCGATCCCGTCTTTTACGGGTAAGGTTTATTTAACAAAGGAGTTATTATGTCAGCAACTAATGCTCCCTTTGGCTTACGCCCTGCGTTTCACCCTACTGGTCTGGATCGTGCTCAAGCGTTGGCTAACGGGATTACATCTGGTCTCGCCGTAAACATTCTCAAGGGTCAACCTGTTGTTTATGCCGTAGCCGCAACCGTCGGTTCTACTGGTGCCTCTAACGGTACTATCATCCCTGCCGCAACACCCGGAAACTCAGCCGCCACAAGCGGTTACCAAGTTACTGGTGCTTTTGCTGGTTGCGAGTGGACCGATACTACTGGTCGTCGCCGTGTATCTAACTACTGGCCTTCTGGTACTACTGGAACTCAAATCGTCGCGTATTTCTACAACGACTTGAACATCGTTTATGAAATCCAAGCCGATGGTTCATTGTCTCAAACATCTATCGGTGGTGAGTACAACTTTAGTGCTATTACAGGCGGTTCTACAACCACTGGTCTTTCACAGTGCACATTGGCTTCAGCTTCTGCTCAGTCAAGTGGCGCTCAAGGACAAATGCGTGTCGTTGATCTAGCACCTTTGGTAGACAACGCATGGGGGGATGCATACACAGTAGTGCGCGTCCAGTTAGCATACACACAATTGTACGGTGCTTACACCGCAATTGTTTAATTAGGGGGACTGAAAAATGGCCGCACCAATGCGCAGTACGGACTTTAGAAGTATCGTTGAGCCAATTCTTAACGAGTGCTTTGATGGAGTCTATGACCTACGTGAAGACGAATGGTCACGTGTTTTCCGTGAGGAAGACGGTATTCCACGTAATTACCACGAAGAGCCAGTCCTTTATGGATTTGGAGCCGCTCCCCAGTTGCCTGACGGTACACCCGTTAGTTACCAACAAGGTGGAGTTCTCTTCTTACAACGCTACATTTATCAAGTGTTTGGCTTGGCCTTCGCTTTGACAAAAGTGTTGGTAGAAGATGGCGACCACATCCGTATTGGTCAAGTGTATGCAAGACACCTTGCTCAATCACTCATTGAGACTAAAGAAACTCTATGTGCAAACATTTTGAACAGAGCATTCAATAGTTCTTACTTGGGTGGTGACGGTGTGTCTTTGATTAACACTGCTCACCCCATCGTAAACGGTACATTCTCTAACCAGTTGACTTCAGCCGCCGTGTTGTCTCAAACATCTCTTGAGCAGATGTTGATTCAAATCCGTCAAGCTGTGGACAACAATGGTAAGAAAATCCGTTTGGTTCCCCGTCAGTTGGTTGTTGCTCCCGGCAACATCTTCCAAGCTGAAGTTTTGTTGAAATCAGTGCTCCGTACTGGTACAGCAAACAATGACTTGAATCCTATCAAGTCTATCGGCTTGCTCGACGAGGGCGCCGCAGTATTGTCACGTTTGACATCTGCTACAGCATGGTGGGTACAAACAGATGCACCAGAAGGCATGAAGCTCATGATGCGTCGTCGTTTGGAGAAGACCATGGAAGGCGATTTCGAGACTGATTCAATGAGATATAAGGCCACTGAGCGTTATATCCCTAACTGGACAGATCCTCGTGCTCTCTTCGGTACACCCGGAGTCTAAAGCTCAAGGGGGAGGGGATAAAACCTCTCCCCATTTTTTTAATTCTTAGGGTTCATGCCCAAAAGGAAAACAAATGCCTCAATTTTCAGATGACCTCTTCCTAGGGTCTGCACAAGCTTACGTTGGTACAAACGCCAACAGTGCATTAGGAAATCCCTCCCCAATGGCTAACGGCTTCGGCCCCATGGGACGTGTGTATCTGTACGATACAACTCCTGCTGTTGCTACTACCGCCGCTGTTTTAGCCGCAAAAACACCAACAACTGCTACTACTTATAGTGGTACTTCTCTTGCATCTGCCTCTACAACGGCAGGTACATCTGTTGTGGTTCGTTCAGATGGCACATCAGTTGTCCAATTTGACTATCCACGCGCAGTGTCTGTTACAACTGGAACTGGTACACCTACCAATTCAGTAGTGACAATCACAGGTTATGACTACTACGGTCAATCCATGACTGAAATTATTCAGACAGGAACTGTACAGTCTACAACTACAAACGGTCGCAAGGCTTTCTTCCAAGTTTATTCAGTTGCTTTCTCAGCCGCTACTGCTGTTGCAGTGTCTGTTGATACAACAGGTATCCTTGGTTTGCCTGCTCGTATGAGCGATGCTAGTTACATTCTTTCTAACAAATTCACTGGATCACTTGCTTTTGATTCAGGAACATATCTGAATGGATATTACAGCAATACAACTAACTATGCGACACAGTCAATTACTAACTTCACAGCGGCATCACCCGGCGTTATCACCGTGGCATATGCTCCTGAAAGCGGTACATTGATTCAGTTGACTGGTGCCTTGGGCACTTTGACTGGCGTTTCTTTGAACACCACATACTGGTGGACAAAAGTTAGCGGTACAACTGGTAAATTGTCTACAACTCAAGCAAATTACCTTGCTGGTACATTTGTAAATACTAGCGGTACAACAATTACTTCTGGTATGAACTTGGTTCCCCAATTTACTTCTAGCTCAGTAACTCCTGATGTTCGCGGTACTTACGCACCCGGTGGCACCCTTAACGGTTCTGCTCGTTTGGTCCTCGAATTGGGTTTGACAGCTATTCAAGTTGGCCCCAATGCTACAGCAACAGGTTTACTTGGCATTGCCCAAGCATAAGGAGAAATAAACCATGGCTAAATCAATGAAAGGTGCAACTGGCTTCAGCCAAATGCCCAAAATGATGACAGATGAGCCTTCAGTTATTCTGAAGCTCAAAAAAGGCGGTCACGTCTCCATGAAGCACAAGAAGGAAGAACATGGTCACAAGACTATGGAACACCATGCTATGGGCGGAATGAGCGGAATGCCTCGCGCC